AGAGGGCAGTCACCATTGAGTGCGCCAGCGATTTGAATCATCCCTACGCAATGACCACCGCTGTTTACAATTCCCTCGTGAAACTGTGTACGGACATCTGCAAACGGAATGGGAAGAAGAAACTTCTCTGGCTGGGGGATAAGAATAAGACGCTGAATTACTCGCCGAAGTCTGATGAGATGGTACTCACCGTCCATCGCTGGTTTGCCAACAAATCCTGTCCGGGGGACTGGCTGTATTCCCGGCTTGGGGATCTGGCCTCCAAGGTAACGGCAGCACTGGGGGGCTCGTCTTCTGGATCGGTAGGCTCGGTCTTATACCGTGTCCGCAAAAGCTGGTCGGATGCCAAGAGCCAGAAGGGGGCTTTCAACAATCTGGATAACGCAAAGAAATGTGCCGACTCCAATGCTGGCTATTCTGTATTTGATGAAAGCGGCAAGGTGGTTTATACCGGAAAGCAGTCGGGCGCTGGAAGTTCAACCGGTTCCTTCCTGGTACAGGTAACAGCAACAGACCTGAATATCCGCAAAGGCCCTGGTACGAATTACGCTAAGACCGGGAAGTACACCGGGAAAGGGGTATTCACCATTACCGAGGTAAAATCCGGTACTGGCTCTGTGGCTGGCTGGGGTAAACTCAAGAGCGGCGCTGGTTGGATTTCTCTGGATTACTGTAAACGACTTTAAATAAAACGGAAAAAACAGGATGCCCGTAGGCTGTGCGATAAATGCATGGTCTGCGGGCTTTATTTTTTTGTCTGTAATACCCCCTCAAAACGCTGTAGAAATCTCCGTATTTTGAAGGAGGCATCCTTTGGATAGGAGGAATACCATGCAGGTAACGAAGGTGACGGCTGGTTTTCAGAATCAGACAGCAGAGAGGAAACTATTCACAGACGAGGAACTGCAAAGGGAATTTGACTATTACATGGCGCAAAAACTGCTGAAAAAGCTGCGGGAGGCGGAACTGATTTCTGAGGGTGAATTGAACAAAATCACGGCGAAAAACCGCCAATCTTTCTCTCCCTATCTGGCCCGGATTATGCCCTGAATGACTTGCTATTTGTAGGTGTGTCCCCTTCCCGCCAAAATAGACAGGAAAAAGGTTAAAAAAACGGAATGAATCACAGGTATACTCGGTCATGCTCC